TGAATATTTTACCATCATCAAGGTTTGGAGTAGCATTACTTCTACCTGCACCTTGAATTAATATAATACCTGTTGAAGCATGAACTTTTTCAATTTTACCAATTTTTTGAACTTGACTAGATTCACCACTTGGTTGTACTTTAGTTAATTGACCAGCCGTAGTATCTACAAATAAACTATCACCTTCAATCCAAGTACCACCAATATTTTGTGTTGTATCAATATTAGTTATTTGACCAAATGTTAAAATATCAACTTGAGCATTTAATGATACTGTAGCATTTGCAAGACCAACTGCTGCCATTTTGACACTATCATCAGCATCCGCTTTTGATACAATTGGAACATTACCACTTACACCTGAAATATAAACAACATCACCTTTTGTTAAAGCCTCTCCTGCTTGTGCTTTCATTAAATTAGCACCACGTAAATTACCGATAAATTCTGCACCTGTTACTTCATTAAATGTTACATTATCAGTAGTATTTAAAGTTTGATCAAATGGATTAGAAGATAAACTTGATAAATCAACAGTATTACCATTTGAAATACTTAAATTTGGATTACTAAATGATAATGTTTGGCTATCAGTTTCAGATGTTAAATAACCTACATCATTTGTCCATTGACTTATATTACCTGATTTATTTGTAAATATATCACTTGAACTAGCAGTTACACCATCTGTAATACCATAACCACTTAATGTTGTTGGTGTACTTGTAATACTACTAAAGGGTAAACTTGTTGTTGTTAATGCACTTAAATCTACAGTATTACCATTTGAAATAGTTAAATCTGGGTTTAAAAATGAAAGTGTTTGGCTATCTGTTTCGCTTGTTATATATCCAACATCATTAGTCCATTGTGATATATTACCTGTTTTATTTGTTAATTCACTTGTAGAACTTGAAGTAATAAATCCTGCTGTATTTGTATCAATTACTGTTTGAACTTTTGTATCAGTATAATATTTATTTGTTCCTTCAGATAAATCAGAAGTTGATTTACTAGATAAATCTAATGTAGTTGAAATAGAAGCATCAGCAGTACCATCAAAACTAGCAGAACCAGTTATTGGACCTGTTAATGCAATATTTCTAGCAGTAGCTAATCTTGTTGCCTGATCAGCAGAAGTTACAGCATCATTAATTTGTATATATGTACTTCCTGACCATCTATAAACATCTCCTGTATCTTGAGCAATATAAATTTTACCTGTTTCACCTGTACCTGGAAATGAAGCAAAGTTTGCATATTCTGCAACATCATCAACATAACTAGGTAATTGTGCAGCACCAACTTTACCAGTACCATCTAAACCAGCATAACCATTCGCTTGATTTTTATTAGCAATTTTTTCTAATTCTGAAGAATCAAATCCATCTATAGTACCAGCATCAACACTTAAATTATTAACAAATGTTGTATCAACACGTGTATCTATAGCTGCATTCATTGAACTAGTATCAACTGTACCAGATGGACCTTGTGGACCTGTTGCCCCTTGTAGACCTTGAGGACCTTGTGCTCCAGCTATACCTTGAATACCTTGATCACCTTTAGCACCAGCTGGACCAGTTGGACCTGTTTGTCCAGTTAAACCTTGAATACCCTGATCACCTTGCGGACCTTGCGGACCTTCAGGACCTTGTGCACCAGTTGCTCCTGTTGGACCTGTTTGATTTGAAACTTTTATTATTGGAGGAGTTCCATCTATCTTAATTGTCATAATTATTTAATTCCTTTATTGAGGTTGATATCTTATTACAAATACAAACCTTATCGATTTTTTAACTTCAGGAGTACCAGCAGCCCATTGTACTTTCATAACTACAATATATGGTGAGGTATCATCAGGAGTAGCTGTAAAACTACCTTGATCAGATAATAATGTTTCAGGTACTAATAATTCAAATTTACCAGCAGTACCAGTATTATGTATTAATTCTGCTTTTGCATAATTATGTTGTGTTGCAGTAGGCTCTTTTGTTAATGAATCAATTACTATAGATCCTCTTTTTCTTGTAACATTTGCTTCAAATAAAACAGCTTCTATATCAAAAGTAGTAGCAGCATCACTAAAATCTATAGTTCCATCTTCTACTGATATTAAAAACTGATTACCTTCGGCTACTTCTCGAGCAATAATATTATCTGCTCCTCCTAAGTAATGTTGTATGTTTGATATTCTCATATTATCTCCTGTAGGTTAGTTATGAGTTAAATATATACCTGTAGATATATATTTTTGTTAATTAAATTTCTTTGACCCAAGCTGTACCATTCCATTTATAGATATAAGATGCAAGTAAAGCATCATTATTACTATCTACTATTGTATAGGTAGTTCCTGGGTTTGTGTAAATTGTTGCACCAGAATCATTAGCACCTAATGATAAACCAGTAATTTCACTGTCATTGTTTACTCTGTATGCTAAATATAATTTAGTAGAATAATAAACCATTTCAGATCCATTTATTGTATTAGCCGATTGATCAACTGGTATATTAGATATTTCACTAGAAGTAAGTGCATCAGTATCAATAACATATTGACCATTTGAGTTAGCTATTATATCAAAAAACCCATCTACTAATGCAGCAGAACCATTTGATAATCCATCAAAAGCAAATTCTGGAGTTTTTAAAGCATCTACTTTATATCCTGGAAATATAGTATTTAAACTATTTTTAGTAGTTTCAAACCAAGAATAATCTGTTGTAGTATTTGAAAAGACATCTTTATTAGCTAAAGTTACAGATCTTAAACCATAATAATCTGGAACCGATGAACCTAATGTAGTAATTGAAGCATTACCAGATCCTGTTGAAAAATTACCAACTGTTGTACCTGTTGCCGTATTATTTGTTACAATCAATCTAAATATATTATTATAATATTCACTATCAACTGAAGTAAATCTAATTTGACCAGATGTTGGTTGATCTTTTTCAATAATCCAATCAGTAGTTAATGTATTTATATTACTTACTATATCTGATATATTATTTATAGCACCAGGCAATGTTGGATTAAAACTTATATAATTTTTATTTAAATCAGCAACAGAACTTCCTGGTTTATATAATAAAACATTAGTTTTACCAGCATTATTTATATCAGTTTGAGTAGTTCCTAAAATACCTTGAGTAATACTTTTTGTAATATTTAAATCAGAAAAAGTAAAATCTAATCCAATATCATCTTGAATAGATGTAGTATAATTTACTATTTTTGAATCTCCTGAATCTATAGTTGCTGTCATATATCCATTTAAAGAAGCATTTAATGCATTTTTAAATTCAAGAGCAGCAGCAGTAGCATCTAAATTATTACTAAATATTTGTGTTGTTCCACCAGTAAATGTAACTTGACTAAATAATGGATCACTTCCTATAGTTTTAGTATTTAAATTAGGTGCTGAAATAAGATATGTTTCTCCTAATACACCTGTTGTTGTAATTGATGATGTTCCAAAAACAATATCACCTACATCAGGAGCAGTAGCAGATCCATTATTTACTGTAGCAGTCCATAATTTAGTTACATCTGAATCTATAGCTTGTACTGATGTAAATGTAATTTTCTTATTAATATTATCATATGTAGCAGAATAATCATTAGGGGATTCAATATTATTATTTACTAATGCAATTAAATCTGTTCCAATTTGATTAGCTTGATCATCATTAATAGTATCAGCAGCAACATTTAATGTTAATGTCTCTGTTCCATGTGGCTCAGTTAAAGTTATAGTTGTAGCAGCTGAAGTTCCAGTACCATCTGTTTCATATTCATAATTTGCAGTGATATTTGTACCATCAGCACCAGCATCATTAATTGAAAAAGATGTTATTTCATTTGTAGCTGTACCTGTATTAACTATTATTTCATATCCTTCAAAATTAATAATACCACTATCAGGATTTATATCTGATGTATAAGTTGGTAATGAAACTGATAAATTGTTTATATTTAATCCTAATATTGCTGTTCTAATTTCATTTAATGCATCAATAGAATTAATTTGATTTGAAAAAATATTATTAGTAAAAGATCCTAAAGATCCTAAATTTACTGAATATTTAGTATTTGAACCTGAAACCCATCTTGTTTCTGAACTAGGCTCAGTAGTATTATAAATATATAAATTATTATTTAAAATAAATTCTTTACCATAACCAATAACATCAGCTGAATCTGAATAAGTTTCTTGTGATATATATGTTCCAGTTCCATCATCAGTGTATACTTGAGTATTTGTAGTATTTACTGCAACAACAGAATTAGAATCTATAGGATGAATATTATTTAAACTATTTCTCATAGTAACACCAGTAATAATGTCTGACCCTGCCCATGTTCCTGCGTTTACATAAACAGAACTAATTGCTGCCATTTTTAATTTCCTTTATTATTAGTTAAATTGTGCACCACCAGTTGCAATAAAGTCATTAAAATCTATTGAACTTGTTTGTACAATTTGTGAAGCCGAATTAGTATAAGTGATTATATTATTATTTGCACTAGCACTAAAATTAGTTAAATTATTAATTGCTGAAGCTATAGCCGTAGCCGTACCTGCAACAGTTGAGGACATAGTATCTGTTAAATTACCATAATCTGTTAAAGATAATTCCCATGCTCTTATTGGATTACTTGTATTATCATAATTACTATCTAAAGTAATTGTATATGTATTTGTTGTACCTGGTCTTGTTAAAATTAATTCTCTAACTTTTGAAGCTGTAGTTATTTTTACATTAGTATCACTTAAAAGCTTAATTGAAATAACACCACTAATAGTTTCTACATCTGTAGATACTTGTTCATATCTGTGATAATATTTTATTTTAGTTCCATTATACCAAACAATAATATTCTCATTTGAATCTACTATATTGTTACTAATATCAAAATTTGTTAATGTTGTTAATATTGTCATTAGTTAAACTGTGCTCCCCCTGTTGCCCCTGTTGTAGCTGGGATTAAATAATAATTCCATATTTGACCTTCAGTAGTTGAACTATTATATAATAAAACATCATCTCCCATACTAGAGACATTAAAGTTTTGAACACCACCTGCATTTGTTCTTGCATAAAATTCCCATGTAAAATTAGTTCTTCTAAATGAAAATAATTCAGTATCAGACATTACATATATAGTATTAGTGCCTATAGTTACTGATCTTCCAAATCCACTTGATACTCCCTCAGATACTAATGAAGCTAATTCTAAAGTATCATTAACTTTAACACTATCATTTGAACTATCTGCAGTTAAAAATCCTGTAGCATTCCAATCTGCAATATTTGAAATTGTTTTTCTAGATGTACTATTTAATATTTCATCAGCTAAACCAATATGTAATAGTTCTTTTTGTGTTACATTACCTCTTGTTCCTGTAAAACTTAATTCTTGAACTTCTTGTACAGATGTACCTGAATTAAAAGCTATAGGAAATGTTACAGATCCCGAACCATCAGCATTACCTGTTCTAGTAATATTATTAATTGTTGTACCTGTATAACCTATTTGTTGAACAGCATCTACTGGATCAAAACTATCTCTTATATTTAAACCAGTATTGCTATCACCATATCTAATTTGAGTAAATCTGTTTACAACACCATAAGGATTTTTTGTATCATTAGGGTCAACAATAATTCCAGAAACCCCTGAAGTAATACCACCAGTACTAGGTCTAAATACACCAAAGTTATAAGAATTAGAAAATGATCCTCTAGCAAATTGGTTAATAGGTCTTACCCAAAATACTAATGTATCTGTAAAATCTAAATCAAATACTTTATGTGTTATTGTTGCACCTTCAGTAAATGGACCTGTTGATGTTCTAAATGAAATATTAAACTCTCTATCAGCAATAGCTGCATTAATATTATCTCCAACATATATTTCAA